CCTTGGCATTCAAGCCGCCCTTCGGATTTTGGCCTTCTTTACGCTGCCATACAGGTGTCGTCATTGCTCAACTCCAAACCACGAAATTGCATACTCGGGGCGATTGGCCCGTATCCAAGGGATCGAGGCCAAGGTCAGCGCTTGCCCGTCCATGCCGGTCGTGTCAGACCCAACGTGATGAACATAGGAGCGCGACAGAAAATGCTTAAAACCGGCCTTGCTCAGATCGTTGCAGTGCACATCATCGGAGTACCAGTTCAGCGGAGGAAACTTCGCCTCCTCCCAAGCCGCCCGTGAGATGATGCCAAATATAGGCGAAATCACCTCCATTGGCAAAATGCACGACTCCCACGGATAGCGGAAAAAGTCCATCTGCTCATCAAACGGATTGCTGCGCACATTCTGCATGGGCCTGGCCGCGTCACAGCGCGAGCAAACCCAACCGACTTCATCGTCGTCTTGTTCCGACAAAAACTCAAAATCCTCCAGCAGCACCTCAAGGCTGGTCGGGGTCAGCACCACATCATCATTTGCCACCACGACAGCATCGCAGCCATCATCAAAAGCAGCGTCGATTACCTCGTTGTAGTCATCACCGAAGTTGCGAGCCTTGCCGCGAATCTGCAAATACACATCGCGCCGAGGCGCATCAATCGGCGTCCTCAAGTACACAGGCACACCGGGCGCGTACTCGCGGCAACTGGCAAGCATCACCGGCAGACACCTGCCCGTAACGCTCGCCACAGCAATCGAAATCTTCATTTGTTAGCCGTCTTATCGTTTTTCGATAACTTCGCTAATCTTACTTTTTGGCGGCTTTAGGCGGCTTGGCAGTCTTGGCCGCAGCCTTGAACGCCTTCGAGGTCGGCGCGCCAGGCGATCCAGGCTTCCTCATCTTCTCGCCAGAACCCTCCTCGATGCGCTTCCTCTTGGCGTGAATGTTGGCGTACAAGCCAGCAGGCTTAGTCTTCATAATCCTCGCCCTCCATCTTGGAGTTCTCCTTGCCCATGTACTCCTCGTCGTCGTCCTCTTCCTCGTAATCCTCATCCTCCTTGGCAACCCAAGCGCGGCAGGTACGCGAGGCGGCGCACTTGAAATCAAAGATCTCGCAGTAGCCCAGATCGCCAGCCTCGATGGTCGCCCAAGGATCACCCTCAGACCCAACACCCTTGGCGATGCACTGAAGCATTGCAGGCGAGCGATTGAAGGCGGCGCAGTTACCGCAGCGCGCAGTCTTCGCCTCCTCGGTGCTCACATCCCATTCGCTGGCCATCTCGCGCCAGAAACCAGAGTTCGGCAGCTTCGGGTTCTCGGGGCCGTAATTCGCAGAATCAATAGCCTCGCCACGATTCTTCAGGTTAAGCGTAATGTCCTGCGTTGCTCGCGGGCAGGACATCATTTCCATTTCCATCTCGGTAGCCATTACTTACCCCTTTTCATCGGTTTGCTTTTGCCAGCTTCGGACAAGGCAATGGCGACGGCTTGTTTCTGGCTCTTCACGACCGGCCCCTTCTTCGACCCGCTGTGCAGCTTACCCTTGCCATACTCACCCATCACCTTCTCAATCTTTTTTGCAGCCTCTGCCATCTTCATGGTTTACCCCTTGAATTGGAAATATCACTATGCTACCCGAGGAATGTTCCTTCTCAAAGGCTGGTTCCACTTCCCCGCCATGCTAGACCCATAAGCCCCGATCACCGCATCCGAGGCAAACGTCAAGCAAAACGCATCGGCGCGGTCCGGGCTTGGCAGGCCGCGCTTCCTGATCTCGTCCTTGCCCTCAATCTGGATCTTGCCGCTGCTGGTGAAGCTGTAACGCACAGTCGCCAGCTCGGCCACCAATGACTCATCCCGAGGCAGCCAGCAGTCCCTCGCCTCCAGCCACGCCTTGGCCTTGTGCCAGAGTTCAGCCTTGAGATTGCGGTACGTCGTTCCCATCGCGGGCGACTCGGCAACGTTGATGCCGCGAGCTGGCAGCCCCAGCTCCCGAAGCCTGTCAACCACGCCAGCGCCCAAACCGATAGAGTCCACCAGGATCTCTCTAGGCTTCTGGCTCGGCATCAGCGCCTCGTACTCCGCGACAACCGCGCCAGTCAACTGCATCAGGTCAAGATTCTTCCAGGTCTTAATCGGCTCAATCACCGCATTGCCCTGACGCTTGCACAGCGCGCTCTTGTCGCTGCCAAACCTGGCGACGTCCAAACCCCACACAATCGGTGCATGTTGGCTGGTGCTCACATCCCGTGACATCGCCATCTCCAGCAGCTCCATCGGGATCACGGTGTCGTCGTCCGACCTCGGGAACTCGCCAAGGACGCGAATCCGGTAGGCGTTGCTCTCCTCGCCGTAACGCTGCTTCATCTCCTCCAAGTACGCCTTGGACACCCTCGGCGAGTCCTCGCAGCTTACCCTCATCGTCACCCAGTCACCCGAGAGGCGGTTATGCGTGTCAAAGAAGAACCCGCTAGACCTCACCGGGTTGCCCAGCAGCAAGGTCATCGCGGAGTGACCCGACATCGAGCCAGCCGCAGCCTCGAAAACCTGCTCCGGGATACCGCTGGCCTCGTCAGCCACCAGCATCACGTTCTCGCTGTGCACGCCTTGCAGCGCCTCGGGCTGCTCGGCGCGGCTTGTCCTGGCCGAAATAAACGCCTCGTTGTTGGCGTCCTTCATCTCAATGCGGTCCTGCTTTACCTCCAACTGCTCCGCGAGCAGCGGTGGCAGCACCTTGCACCAGCGCTTTACCTCCGCGAAGAGCGCGTCATAGAGCTGGCTCGACGTTGGTGCCGTTACGACAATCTTGACCGGGAAGCGCAAGAACAGATACCAGATCATGGCCCACGCGGCAGCGGTGCTCTTGCCGACGCCGTGGCCGCTACGAACACTGATGCGCCTGTTGCCGCTGGCAATGTGCGTCAGGAACTCAATCTGCCACTCGTCCGGCTTGGTGTTGAGCACCTCGCGCACGAAGAGCACCGGGTTCGTCTTGTAGCGCTTGACGAACTCGACAAACGGGTTTTGCTCTACCGCAATCTCAGAATTTTTTTGGCTGGACACTTTTTGCCGTGGTGGGGGAGTGGGGGGGGAGTGCCATGTATTTCGCGGAGATTATTACCCGTATTGCATGGCTTCGGTCGGCGTTTCATTACGCCATCGTCGCCCCCGCCGCCGCGCAGACCGGGGGGGGTGTCGGCGCGGCCCGCTCCGGCGAGGCCGCCTGCTGCGCGGCCTGTGGACAAGTCGAGCGGCCAAGCCGATGCGCGGTGCGCGTGTAAGCCGTTGATTTCATTGGTTACTTACACGCAGCTTACAGAATGCGTTTCGCACGATCATCATTATGTTAAGTGAATCAGCGTTTGCGCGTGCCGTTTTGCCTGTTTTTTGTGCAGCGCGAGCGCGAAACGCTCATTCTGTGGATAACTTGGGCACCACATCTGTGGATATGTCCTCGATGACCTCGACATGTCGCAAGGCAGCCAGGCGCATGTCCTGGACGTTAAGCGTTATCTGCGGTGCTTTTTGGCCGCCATATAACTTCTGGTTCCATCGTTCGGCGATCCACTGCCGCGCCTGGATCTGAAGCCGCGCCTTCGCCGCCTGCTCAGGCTCGGAGCTGTCGGCGATCTCCAGAGCCTGCATAGCGTAGCTTGTAGCGGCCTTCGCTCGCGCACGCGCCATTTTAGCTTCGTCAGCATCTACCTGGTCAAGCCAAGCCTGCAACGGCCTTCGGCCCACGCCCAGCTCGTAGCAGATCTGCGTGATGGTTTTGCCGTCCTCGATCATTGCCCAGATCATGTCTTCAGGCATTGATCGCAGCGCTTCCAGATCGGACTTGTATTTTGGCCTTCCAGGCATCTTAAAACGGCCTCCAAGCGATTGTTTGGGTCAGGACATAGGTAGGCATCAACTCACCCCTTTGCGGCCCTCTCAGGCAGCGTAAACATTTTAGGCAGGCCAGACGGCTTATCAACATCCAAATCGTTCTCCATGTCCTCAAATCCGGACGGTCCTCGATCTGCTGGCGCTTTGACCGAAACGACCGATGCGCGAAACGGAAGCTCCTGCTTAAGCCGCCAGAGGTCCTCTCCGATTCCGGTAGCGACCAGCTTGCCTAGCTCCGCAATCGTCCAGACCTGCTTTACGTCTGGACGTATCGCCAGGTACTGCACCGCATCCTCCTCGTCCTGAACGACGACCATCATCCCCAGTTCCGTCTCACCTTCGACCGCCTTGACCTGACTGATCGGCGCGAGTCCTTCGGACTGCGCCCAGGAGTCCATTGCCCTGAACGCTCTGACCATCCCATCGCAGGCCGCCTTGAACTTTCCCTCATCCTGACTAGCCTGTGCATCCCACACCCGCTCGCTCTGAGCGTAAAAACGCTCCCTGAACTCACTAGGAACTAAAGTAATAACTCTACCAATTCCCCACTTTTGCTCATGCTGCTCCTTGGCGACATCAATATCTACGAGCTTTGCCTTCATGAACCTCGACCAGCCCGACTCAGGAAACGCCAGCTTCTGAACCTGCGGAATTTCTCCACGTTTTTTTTGCTTTGCTTTACTCACCACTTACATCCTTCCTCTACCAAGACTCCGGTCGAATCGTGACCATTCGACCAGAACCACTTTCCCCGGTCGAATCGCGGGTGGTCAAATCGTCAAAGGTATACCCTTTTGACGATTCGACCGGACTTTACCTGCGGTCGAATCGTCACGATTCGACCACGATTCGACCACGATTCGACCACCCATAATTTGACCCCTAAAAAGACTGCTCATCGACCTTTACGGCCTCCTCTATCCACACCCAATCGTTATAAATCCTCACATTAACCGGCCTGCCTTTGTCACTCCTAACCCGCCTCCAAGCAGACCTGAAAGCCTCATCTCCCTCCTCATCAGTGCCCATTTTTTGAGCAAAAGCAGCCCTCCACTGATCCAGCTTCACGCACTTTCTGATACCCACCGAAACTTTCCAATGTGTACCTTTAGTATTAATTACCTCTGTCAGCGCTTCCACCGCAATGGCCTGCTTACGGCCCTTTCCTGACCTGTTTAGCGCGTCCTTTTTGGCCTCGCTCATGCCTGACTGGAGCGCCTCATCGCTCGGCTGCACCGCCAGCGACTTGCGGGATTCGTCAAGGCTCAGTCCTGCGCCGCTGCCTTGCTCGATGTCGATTTCGACCATCTGGAACCCAAATCTCAGCCCGTCCTCGCCGTCCTTTTGCTTGCTTACGGTCAGCACGCCCTTGGGTTGATCCTCAAATCTGATTAGCTCCAGCTCCGTATCGACGGCTCCGAGCAGGCTGGAATGGCCTCGCAGCCCCTTTGCCGCATCCTTTCCTGAGTGATGGAT